AATGCACGTCATCCTAAGACCCAGTCCCTCGGTCACCCACAGGTACAGAGTAACTTTGCCATGTAAAAGATCGATAGATTTTGGAAAAAATGGGGTTGAATACTATGTGGATCATGGAAATCCCCGCATAATGAGGGCGCAACTTCTTAGGAAGGGGGCGATCCTACCCAAGGAGGTGCGAATTGAGAGGGATCCCTATGAAATTCACAGGGGTATGTTGAAAGTTAAGGAAAGTACTATGGAAGATTGGGATACCTACCTTTCTCAAGATTTTTGGGAGCGTTGGTTACTCATGTCATACCCAGATATGCATAAATCCAAGCTTTGGATGGCGACACAGGAGGGTGTACTCTTCATGCCCGTCCCAGAAGACTTTTGGTTCTGCTCTAGTTCCCGGTAGAACCAAAACCACCCTCACCTCGGAGGGTTTCCTGGAGGAGACCAATCTCCTCAACGGGTGGAGTCTCACACCTCTCTAAGATCAACTGTGCGATACGAGCACCCTTCTTCACTTCAAAATCGTTATCCCCCATATTGAAGATGATGACTGAAATTTCACCAGTATAATCAGGATCGATGACACCGGCGCCAATCTGAATACCATTTTTCATCGCCAGCCCCGATCGCGGAGCAACTCGGCCATAGACCCCCGGGGGGAGTGATACCGCGATGCCCGTGGAGACAACCCCTCTTTCGCCCTTTGCGATAACACCATCACAATTGCTATAGAGATCGTAGCCAACAGCGCCATCAGAACCTCGAGTAGGTAGAATAGAATCATATCCAAGTTTTTTGACCCCGAGGGACATTATACATCCTTAAGGCTTTTATTCTTTAAGGCACGATAGGTCAACGCACATATTCCACAACTGAAAATATTGAAAAAGAGTTGACAGGTCATTACATGTATTCTCACATATAGGTTTTTATCATCATATAAGAACCATACAACTAAAGACATCAAACTTTCATACCAAACACGAAAGAATACATTTGTAAATAGATATATTTCCCGAATGGTTTGATTTCTTGGAAATATGTGTTTGAGTACCAACATAGATGTATCAATTTCAACTAACCCCAGATATGCTGTAAGATAGGCTTCTTCGGGGGCATACAAAGGTCTCACAGCGTAAATTAAAGCCATTATATGGTGCAGTATAATGAGTTTACGAAACGAACGTATAATCCTGGGTTGTATGTAAATCCATACAAGTTCGTAGGACATATAAAATGTTAAGGCGTGGGTGAGAAACATTGGATACACCACGTAGCCTAAAAATATCTCTGAAACACATAGAGTTGAAAATGGTATCAGAAAACAAGCGGATGTAATATTGTGGACATCCATTATATATAAGTTTTGAACATTTTTAAATATGGATTTTTCACATTTAAAAATGCACTCAAAGGGTTTCGAACCCCTGACCTCAAGCTTACTAAGCTTGCGCTCTACCACTGAGCTATGAGTGCGATATGCTGAGAGTGGGGTTCGAACCCACGCGACTTACGCCAGATGTTCTTAAGACACCCCCCTTAGACCACTCGGGCATCTCAGCTTCCCTCCCTCCCACTGATTAGTAATCTACCTAAATCTTTAAGCACTTCGGTGTGTGTTCATACGACGTCTTTTTATCGAGTGTAGCCAAATCTTTCTCAATCTTCTTCTCGAGACCTGAGCACCCGTGTTTCTCTAGATGAAGACAGCGTGGACAAAAATTTCCACTACAGTGCTTACATTCTATGGGCACCCCACACTTCTTCTTACACAGTTGACAGGGCATATACTATAACTGGGATAAAGATTTTAAGTATCTTACAGATAGTATATGTTGACTCTTGCTATTGCGAAACCTACCCGTCTACCTATCACCAATCGTTCTCTCCCAGAGTACGAGAAACTCAAGACCAGTCTAAAGAACTCTACGGCTGCCTATGGTGCGGCTCTATCTACGTCATACTTTATTACACAGGGAGCGGATGTTGGGGTATCTGCAACCCTTGGTGCTTTAGCATCCTACACCTACATGAACCTCCTATCGGATCATGTGGACAATATAGAGAGGTCGACATTTCAGAAGCAGATGTTTGTGCCAGTGAGCACCGCTGCATTTGAAATGGCGTGGAATAATGCACCATTTGCGTTTGATTTTGATTATGGAGCTACATTCGTAGGATTTTTGGCCTACAAGTTTGCCCTAACTTCTGTTTTATACGAGGTAATCCGTGACATGATTATTCGAGATAGTGATGTTAAATATTAAAAATTTTATAGCTAATTACTTCATCTCCCCAAACTGCAGAAAGTTGTCGATCTTGCGTCCGATGCTCTTGCCAATGCCAGCAACTTTGTTGGGACCCTTGGCAAGTTCCTCACCGGAGGTCACCTCAAAGTCGAGGTTCTTGATAGCTTGGGCAGCCTTCTTGTAGGCAGCCTTCTTGTGAACATCTGACTCTCTGGCAGACACCTCCCCGAGGGCCTCAAAGATGCACTCATTGGTCGTAGGAGGCTTCTTCTTGAGATCCTCGAGTCTTGAAATCAATCCAGTCTCGAGAAATTCATCAATCTTCTTGGCGATGCTCTTGCCGATGCCAGGGACCTTGGTCTCCCCCTTGGCGAGAGACTCACCATCCACGATGGTGTAGGGGATGTTGTCGACAGCCTCAGCCGCCTTCCAATACGCCTTGCTCTTGAAATCATCCTTCTCGAGGTCGGACAGTTTCCGCAGGGCATTGACGATCGCGGCGTTCCGAGAGATGTGGAAGTCGTCCTCGTCGTCAGACTCCTCATCGTCAGACTCCTCATCGTCAGACTCCTCGTCCTCGGTGCTTGCAACTGATTCGGCGTCAGACTCGTAGTCCTCATCCAACTCTTCCTCAAGGTCCTCGATCACCGCCTTTAGGCGGAAAATCTCAATCCTGTACTCAGCGGCATCATCATTGAGTTCGTCGCGAACCGCGCGGAGGAGCTTGTTCTCGTTCTCGAGCTTGGCAATGTAGGCGGAAATAGTAGAAGCGTTCATGGTGTTTCGAAAGTGAATGTTTTTACATTGGGATGGACTCACTTAGGTGTTCAAAATAAATATATCGTCTTTTATAAATGTTAACTGTAGTTAGACCACCTACACCTCCACCCACCAAAAAGATAAATCCAATCAAAAAGTTCATCATGAAAGTTTTCAAAATCAAGGAGATTGATTATGAAAAGTTCCGCAAGGAGGATAAATGGGCGATTAAAATCAAAGGTGAACCACCTCGAGAGTAAAGTTTTTATCGAAATTACCTAGACGAATCTTCCCATCGTCTACGAGCTTCTTAATTTCCATCCCAGTCTCCAAGTGATCCCCCAACTTGTATTCCCCCGGGACATCCGACATGAATGCCATCAACGTGACCATCTTCTGATTCATCGTGAGTTCTTTGTTTTGAAGCAATTGCTTAATGTATGGTGGGAGACTATCCACGTTCATTACATTCTATGAGGATATTTTCTTTAACTCTATACCGTAGCCCAACTCCTCCACCACATGGTCATTTTTATAGTCTATATTGTAGTAAATCTTCTTCACCCCACTACTTGCGAGAGCTTTGTAACAATTTAGACATGGGTAATGGGTCACGTAGGCTTCGGCACCATCGATGGAGACACCTCTCTTCGCCGCATCGGTGACCGCGTTGATCTCCGCGTGTATCGTGGCTTGTTCGTGGTTGTCCCTCACTATGGACTTGTGATCGCAGCCACCCAGAAATCCATTATAGCCCATACTGATGAGGCGGTTGTTCTTCACTAAGACACACCCCACCTGGAGTCTCTCACATGGAGACCTGACGGACGCGAGCTGGGCAGTCTTCATGAAGTATTCTTCCCAACTTATACGGGGCCTTTCCTGCTTGGGTACAGAGATGAAACGGAGGGGGAGGGGGCGGCGACTCTCCATTTAAAGATACGGTAGAATATATCTTTAAATGAGTGTTGGTCTTGAGCCATGTAAAAATTATGAGTTTTGTGAAAATCAAACAACGGGTTGTGGTGGATGTAGTATTTGTCCCAAAGATTTATGTATGAATTGTAGTGTGATGTTTGGTAAAGAATTGATATTCAAAAACGATGTTGAATGTTCTATTTGTTTAGAAACGAAGCGAGGAATAAAACAACCGAGGTGTGAGCACGCGACGACCTGTGTACAATGTTTCCGGGATTGTTATTATGGTAAAGATTATGATGAACCGGATTTTCCCTATTCGAATGATATTGAAGAAGAATATGACGAATATGGGGGTCTGGATTATGTACCTAAATCATTTATAGATAGATATCCATTAATTTGTGAATATGAAGAAGAAAGTAATCGAAGGTTTGATAAACAACGAGAGATGTTAAAAATAAATAGTAGATGTCCCTTGTGTCGAAGTTAATCATCTCAAATCCTTATCCGCCGTGTAGTAGGTCTTCCCCTTAGTGGCGAAACTATGAACCCTCGCGTACCCCCACGCTTGTGGAGAGGCTCCCGGACGATGCCCGGTTCTCCACGCAGCGAGTCCCCTATTGTAGACCGTCTTGAGGGTCTTTAGAGGTATCCCAGTGGCCTTCGAGATCTCTGGGAGAGACTTGACCTCTGGTCCATACTTTTTCCTAAACTTCTGGGTGTAGGAGGAGGTGCGGGTCTTGACCCCACTGTCTGTTTTGAAATCTTTGTAGTCCCTCTTGAGCATCTTCTTGTAGCGGGTCTCGACCTGCCCCAAGGTCTCAAGCCCCCTGAAGTACTTGAGGGGTGCATAGATTTTACCCTCGGTTTTCCGCAACTGCCCAACCTTCTTGGTGATTTCGGCGTCTGAGAGAGGCATCGTACTTTTTACTGAGAAATTTTACAGCGGTGTGGATATCTGGAAACAGGTGATTCCCAAACCTGACACGCCCCGTCGCAGGGTTGTAGGACCCCCTGTATTTAAGAAATTGACATCGATGTATTTCACCCATATAAAAAATACAAGATTATATTAGTGAGATAGGATGGGACTTTCGATAATTATGGGAAATATGTTTTCAGGTAAAACTTCTGAACTAATCAGACGACTTAAGCGTTTAAAAATCATAGGTAAGAAAATTTTGGTTGTCAACTCTGCTAAGGATACCCGGTCCCCAGATGAAGTTTTGAAGACCCACGACAATGTAAAGTTTGATTGTTTCAAAGTCTATGAGCTTTTCGAACTCATAAACAAGGAGGAGTTTAATAACGCGGACATCATAGCCATCGATGAGGCTCAATTCTTCCCCCGTCTCAAGAAGTTTGTGGAGTGCTGTATGTGTGTAAATAAGGATGTAATCATAGCGGGTCTGGATGGAGATTCATTTCAAAATAAGTTTGGTGAACTCTTGGATTGTATTCCAATAGCATGTGAGGTCACAAAGTTGTCTGCTCTCTGTATGCGCTGTAAAGATGGAACCCCGGGGCCCTTCACTAAGAGGATTGTAAAGAACCAAGAACTCGAACTCATTGGGGGGAGTGACATGTATATAGCCACCTGTCATAATCATCTATGAATATCTAAAATGAGGACAACTCGTCTACTTGAACCAGTTTTTACGAGTTCATGGTACCTCGCGTGATCGAATATAAAATCGTCACCATCCACATGGACATGTGAACCACTTTCAGTATACAATGTGCAATCACCACCACCTTGTACAGTGAGATGATACCTCAGGAGTTCATTTGATTCAGCTCGGTGGGGAGCTATAGTCATAGGACCATCTATGACCGCAAACGCGGCGCGCTCGGTGAAGTCGCGTGTGCATGAAATCTGTTTGATTAACCCATAGAGTACTGGAAAATGTTCAACTTTATAATAGTAGTAGTTCGTATTCTTTTCAAACCATGGATCTAAGTCGTGGTAATACTCATGTTTCAGTGTTGGTGAAACTTTTAGAAACTCTTCGCGTATTTTTTTATAGTGAAGTTTCAGTAATAAAAGTCCGGGGTGAAAGTGGTGAGGCTTGAATATATCTCTCAGTGTGTTTTGCATACCAACCACAGGTCTCCATATATTTGTAAAGTACAACAGATCTATCGGTGCTTTCATGTAGTCACAAAAAACTAAAATGGCGGGTGTAATAATCAGAAGGGGCCACATTATTTTCTCGGTAGATAATAAAAATGCCCGGATACGGCAAGCGTGAATACATGGACCCAACCCCAGAACCCACCGATGACGTCAAGACTGTTGAGCATCGCTTCAAGATGCCAGCTCTCCCAGCGCTCACCATTGTTCAGATCCTCCTCATCTCGTTCATCGCGTACCACGCATGGACTACCCGCAAGATGAAGAGCCCCATTTTGGGCACTGCTATTGTTGCCTACGCACTCTTCCACCTCTATGACCACCTTTACCGTGTGAAGCGTGGCCCAGAGCACCTTTTCTTCCTCCCAAAGAAGGAGGCGTACTGTGGCGCGTGCCGAAAATAAATCCCTGTAAAATATAAGTATGCGTGTCAAGGTTATTCGTAGCCCGAACCCGAGGAAGAAGTTCAGGGCGATATTAGAAGACGGCAGGACTGTTGACTTTGGTGCACGTGGATATTCCGACTACACCAAACACAAGAATCCTTCACGAATGCGTTCCTATGTTCTTCGCCATGGGGGTCAGATACCCAGACGTGTGATGGAAGAAGAGGATCCCCAAAAAATTCAGAAGCTTATGCTCAACGTAACCACCAGTGACAAGGAGGACTGGAAGTTAGGTGGAGTAGATAGTGCGGGTTTTTGGTCTAGGTGGTACCTATGGAGTTATCCAACATTTGGGGGTGTCCGTAGATTTATGAAAAAAAAGTATAACATAACTATAGTATGAGCAGAGGTACAATTATTGCTGTATTAGTTATACTTTTTACATGTTTCTTGTCAATATTCGGATACCTTTTCATTCAGCGATTGAAAAGGGAGGCCGACGAAAGAAAACGGATCGAGGACTGGGAAAATAAAGTCAATGGAGATGAGGTCTTCTTTTTTACTGAGTGTAAGTACAGGGGATTTATGATAAGTGAGAAGATTACAAATCCCATGAGTTCTATGTATGACCAGGATGATATGACGGGGCCACTGACGTCGATGATTATCCCCAAGGGTGTGAAAGTTAAGGCGTTTACAGATGATAACAATAACATTTCATTTACTTACACTGGTCCTAGGGTATTGAGGTGTATAACTGCCCATGACCCGGTCAAATCTGTGCACATAACTCACGTTTAAGAATATCCATCTTTTCGAAAAAGACTACCATAATATCGAGTGTTTTATAATTTTCTACCCCCAGGTACTGTTGGAACAGGTCTTCTACACCCTCGAAGAACCCAGTCAGTTTTAACTCATCTTCTTCTTCCTCTGTAAATGTTTCCAATTCACAAGTGTAGTGTGACAATATTGTTTGAACTTCAACAACATTTTCACCCTTCCAATTCTCGAGGATGGTTTTCAGGTCGTCCAATCTAAATCGTTTAATGAATGCATCTGTGATACACCTCTTCGATATTATAAGTAAATCTTTACCGGTTTCCCCACCGATGTATTTTCTGAAAATATCTATAGTGGTTTTAATTCCAAATGGGGTGAAAACTATACTATCATCACACTGTCGTCTCACCCTAGAGAACTCATTCATTAGGGATATTACACCGTGAGTAGTTATATCGTCATTTTCCCAATCTCTAGGGAGTTTTCGGAGTTCACGGAGTTTAAATTTCTTTACTACATGGGGTTCGGTTTTGGGAATACACCCAAATTTAAATAAAATTAACGCGATCAATGGACCGATCATATTACATTATAGAGCTAATTCTTTATCTCTAAAAACTCTTTGAAAGTTAAAACCTCTCCATCTTCAATCATTTTCGCAAATACATATTCTTCTTTGTTCATATCTTGGTAGGATAAACAGGTTTCACTGTATACACGTTTGATGTATATATCAACATCGTCCAGATACAGTAGGAAATTAATTAGTTCACTATCGGGCATAATATTTAATTCTGAATCAAACTTAGAACATGCGAATAGATGTCTGTGGGCTTCGTGTACAATGAACTTTCTTGCTATAATTTCTTCGTTAGTTCCAAATGGTTGTAAAGCGATTTCATCAGACAGATAAGATGAAGTCATGAGGCATTGTATACCTGAGCTTATCTTAGATAGAAAATCTCTTTTAATTTTGGTGACCATTTTTCTTAGATAATTTTACTTTCGATACCTCAAACTTAGGTGTTTAAAGAATATATGTCAAAACCAAATATGACTGACTTCAAAGACGACCTTCGTGAAACAAATAAACTCATTCGAGAGGTTATTCTCCCCCAACTTGTAAAAATCGAAACTGAGCTTATATCTTTGCGTAAACACGTATGGCCATTTGTACAGGCGAGAAAGGAAAAGTTTTTACTCAACGACCTTGATGCGAAAAGAGATTTCTTCAGGTATCTCGATGATGAAACTATTATGGAATTATTGAAACTCAAAGCAAAGGTTTCATCTTCAGCTCAGGGTCTACACCAGAGGGAATATGACCTAACAAAAAATTTTTGTTAGTATACTATAAATGCGCGCGGGACTTGTAATCTCATTACTGGTTATATTTTTGATGTCATCTGGGTTGGCGGCTCTAATGATGGCGCAACAGAAGGCGGACGTGGACGCGGACCTGACGGTCGGTCCATCGGCTGTTGAGGCGGAAGTGGAACCAGAAGTGGAACCAGAAGTGGAACCAGAAGTGGAACCAGAAAAGGAACCAGAAGCGGAGACAACTTCTCCAACGACTGAAAACTACACCTATATAAAAATGTAGGTATACAATAAATGCTTCCCATATTTATGATACCCGGGGTTTCTGATCTCCTTCCATCTATCCCAGGTATGGATTTACTACCAACTACTTCAGAGATGTATAATGTGAATACACCCCTGCGTCTTTCGACAATTGGTTCCTTTATTTGTTGTATGTTTATGTTTGTCAATGTGATTCAAAAGTTGGGTCCTCTCCCCAAGGGTCCACCACCAATGATGGCGATGCTCCTAGGTGCATGTGCTTGTTCTGTTTTTTCGACAGGACGTATAGGCTTTGATATCAAGAGGCGCCTTGCTCCTAAAAAAGAATAAAGAAGTCGGTACTGTGAATAGTAAATGGTTGCCAAGGGAAACGTAGAAGTTTCAACTCGTATGACATATGAAGAACGTGAAGCCATGTACATGAATGGTAAACAGGAAGCGATGAACAAAGCTCTTGGGGGTGAGAGGGTTCGTTACAGGTCTTCGAGAAACTCAGATAGTTTTGTATCCTTTTTGGAGGGTCGTCTAGGGATTTGGGATGAAGTGAAGGATAAAACCTTCCATGGTACAATGATGTACGATAAGACTAAGGAAATCCTTGAGTCAAAAAGATTTGGGGATGAATAGAAAATAAAGAAAATTCAGTGTGTGTACACTCGCGTAAAATTGGTACTTTGATATTACCAATTTTACGAGACAGTTTTGCTTTTCGCTTAGACATTATCTAAAATTTTAGAGGTGTTAGTCTCACTTAGGTTTAATTACCGAAAGCGACACCAGCCATACCATTCTTGATACGGAGGATATTGTAGTTCACTGCATACACTCTGTGAAGTTGGTTGCCACCCGTGGGTCCGGTGACAGTCAATTTTGCGTTATCGATACGGGAGAAGTTGAGAGTACCAGTGGGTTGCATCTTGCTCAAGTTGAGACAGAATGGCCATGTAAAGGTTGGGAGATCTTCGAGAACGTCGTCTGGGAGATCTGTACTATGCATTTCGGGAACGACTGTGTGATGATAGACATTCGATGTTTCCTCGAAAAGAGCTACACCGTTAATGTAGAGAGAGGATTTTTGAAATGTGAATTCGGTGTCCCAATCATTACCCGCGGCTTGACCAGAAACGAGGTGGAGAGACTTCACTGGATGGTTGAAGTAGCTTAAATCCATTTCGGTATCTGTTTTCGAGGATGGTTGATATTGCGTTTGGGTGATGAGAATTTCATGTTCGTTATCTGTGAAATACTTACGCTCATCTGTGTCAAGGTAAATGTAGTTACCGTAGATTTTGGGGGCAGTCACGGGGTTGAAACCGTCGCGGCACTTGATACGAATCTCTACATCGTGGTACTGGAGACCTATGAGGGGGAGCGCCTTGGTCCAATCTTCACCAAAGAAGAAGGGAATCATGAAGTGGTCACCACCGTGGTTAGATTTAATGGTATTCGTAGTCACAGTTGACGAAGCCTTAGCCGCATTATCCCGGAGGAGGGGGTTGTGAACACCTTGAATGAAGAGGGAATCAAGTTGGGTTACCTTCTGTCCACCAATCCAAAGAGCAAATTCTGTGGGGTTCGAAGCGTTATTAGAGTACAGCCCAGTAGTGTTATTGGCTATAGCGGAGATACCGGGGTTTTCGATCCAAATGTAGCTCATGAGGTCACCCTTGGAGCGGATAGGAACGACAACTTCATTATTGGAACCGAATGTACCAATAAAGTCTAAGCGTTCTGGTTTCATAGCGAAATTTGTGTATCGCTTATAGTTCTGACGGAAGAAACTGACCTGGGGGTCACCTGTGATGTATACATCCTGGGCTCCCACCGACACGAGCTCAATCAAAGCTGCTGACATTTATTAATAAATGATATTAAAAATTCGGCTCGATGTAAACACATGGTGGTATTCCAGGCACTAACCTGGGAAGCGAGGGATTCTGAAGAAGAACATTTGGTAAGTATTTTTGGTAAAACTGAAAATGGTAAATCTGTATGTGTGACCACATCATTTACTCCCTACTTCTTCATCAAACTTGACTTGAAAACCTCAAAGCAGAAGATTCAAGAGATTTACAATACGATCGATAAGAAGTGCCCTGAATGTGTACTCTGTTATTCTATGATGAAGTCGAAGGATGTTTGGGGCTTCCAAAACAATGAGGAGTTTATGTTTATGAAGGTGGACTTTGTAAATCTTCAAATGAGACGCCGGGTGGATTCGTTTCTAAAGCGACCACTCGAGCTCTCGTCTGGTTTTTTTAAAGCTAAAGTCTTCGAGTCTAACTTGGACCCCGTCCTCCGGCTGATGCATAGAACTGGAATTCAATCTACTGGGTGGTTAGAGACTGGTGATAATTGTATTCGTTCTCATTTAGCCCGTGTTGATACTGATTTGTTCTGTAATGATTGGACTACACTTAAACCTGTGGCGAGGGATGATATCGCACCATTTGTCGTAGCATCTTTTGATATAGAGTGTAACAGTTCTACTGGTAAGTTCCCAGATGCGGATGTTACAGATGATGCGTGTTTCCAAATTGCAGTGTCATTGTGTACGTTTGGTAGTGATGAACCCTATGAACGGGTGTGTTTATGTTACAAACAAACTGATGGTCCTGATACTATTAGTTTTGATACAGAAAAGGAGATGCTTGAAGCATTCCAAAAATATATCCATGAAAAGGACATTGACATTTTCACAGGTTGGAATATATTTGGTTTTGATCTTGAGTTTATTTACAAGAGGGCCTTTGTCGTTGGATGTGACCCAGAATTTTTCAAAATGGGAAAACTGAAGTCCCAGCAATGTGAACTTTTAATCAAGAAATTGAGTTCGAGTGCACTTGGTGACAATCTCTTGAAACTTCTTCCAATGTCTGGGCGTTTTATATTTGATATGTTCCACGAGGTCAAGAAGGGTTACAAGTTGGATTCATACAGTCTCAATAATGTTTCAAAATTGTACATCGGGGACCAAAAGATTGATATGCCCCCAAGGGAGATGTTTGCTCGTTACCGGGAAGGTGACCCCGTAAAATTAGGTGAAGTTGCTGAGTATTGTATCAAAGATACCCTGCTGCCCCACAAGTTGATGAAGAAGATGTGCATTCTCCTAAACCTTCTGGAGATGGCCAAAGCTACATGGGTTCCAATGTGTTTCCTGGTTGAGAGGGGTCAACAGATTAAGGTGTTCAGTCAACTGACGAAAAAGGCACGGGAGCTTGGTTTCATGGTCCCAACCATCCGTTATGGTACTGTAACATCCGATCCCTATGAGGGTGCTACAGTCCTCGAGGCACAAAAGGGTGCATACTATACACCTATCACAGCCTTAGATTTTGAAGCTCTGTATCCGTCTATCATGATGGCACACAATCTGTGTTATTCATCTTGGGTTATGAATGAAAAGGAGTATGGGAACATTCCTGGAATTACCTACGAAACATTCAATGTCGGTGAAAAGACCTATAAATTTGCTCAAGATGTACCAAGTCTTTTACCGAGTATTCTTTTAGAACTCAAACAGTTTCGTAAAAAGGCCAAGAAGGATATGGCTACCGCGACGGGCTACATGAAGGAAGTATACAATGGTAAACAATTGGCTTATAAGGTTTCAATGAACTCGGTGTATGGTTTCACTGGGGCTGGGAAGGGTATTCTCCCCTGTGTACCGATTGCATCTACAACGACGTATAAGGGTCGAATGATGATCGAAGAGACGAAAACCTACGTAGAGAAGAACTTTCCCGGTGCAAAGGTGAGGTATGGGGACACGGATTCAGTCATGGTTGAGTTCGATGTTGGTGACCGGAAGGGGGTTGAGGCTGTTGAATATAGTTGGGAAATTGGCGAACGTGCCGCAGAGGAGTGTAGTGCCCTCTTCAAAAAACCGAACAACTTGGAGCTTGAGAAGGTGTACTGGCCTTACTTTCTATACTCTAAAAAGCGGTACGCAGCTAAACTTTGGACGAAAGGGAAGGATGACCATATGCATATGGACTATATTGATATCAAGGGTCTCCAGGTTGTCCGCCGCGACAACACACCTCACGTCCGCGAGGTGTGCAAAGAGTTGTTGGATGTAGTCCTCACGTCGAGCGACCCTGGTCCACCAACAGAGTTGGCTCGAGAAAGAGCTATAGAACTTCTATCTGGTGATGTTCCAAATGAAAAACTTATACTCAGCCAGGGTCTTTCGGATTCCTACAAAGTCAATGGAAAATCAGTTTCTATCAACAGTGATGAAAGTGTGGGGATTAATCAGGCTCATGTCCAAGTGGTTGTAAAAATGCGAGAACGTAAACCCGGTTCAGAGCCCCAATCTGGTGACCGTGTTCCCTATCTCCTCACTAATACAGGTGATCGGAAGGCCAAAGCATTTGAAAAGTCTGAGGATCCCAAGTTTGTGGAGGAGAATAACATACCGGTAGATTATCATTACTACTTTGAAAATAAATTTTTGAATCCGGTGTGTGATCTTCTAGACCCCTTGTTCGAAAACACTAAACAGGAAATTTTCGGTGAAATCATTGACCAACACAAACCCCCGAAGAAAAAGAGAGAACCTGCATTGAGTACAATGAAAAAGGACCAACTCGTAGAGGAGTGTAAAAGATTGGGTCTCGATGAGACGGGTAAACTTGTCGACCTGAGGGGAAGATTGAAGGAGGCGAGGTTAAAGAGGGAGGAAAGTATTGAAGACATATTTAAAAACTATGCACAATCTAATATATAGGATGAATATACAAGATAGATTAATTGAACTTATTGATGAAGATTTGAATCAAAGATTGAACTTGATAATGAATGATTATGTCACAATAATTTCTAAAAAACATGGCATTCCCATGGAACTACTTTTAAGAGACGTACCCAAGACAAGTTCTATATCTCTTTGTAGGGGTACAAAGTCCAATGGACAGAGGTGTACGAGAAAGGGAGCCAATAATGGATATTGTGGACATCATGCACACCAAGGAGAACGTATTAAACAACGATTGTTACCGAGTTCAAACATACATACACATGGCCCTGAGAAAATGTTCGTTAGGGGGTGTCCAGGGTGTCAGTCTCCAAACGAACTTATAGATTTGGATTGTATATTAAATAATGAGCAAATCTGATATTCTACTATCATCCATAAATACATTTTACACCGACGAAAAGAATAAAACTAAACTTTTAAATATTCTCGATAAAACATCTGGTATATCACTCCGAAATTTGGAGTGGTTTATCACAAACTATTCAAAAAAAAATAACACTTCCTATACAACCAAAGATGGAAAGTTCTTCACTGTCCACTGTGCATATAAATCCAGTCTCGATGGATACAGTAAAAAACTATTCGACCCGTTTTGCAGATCCCAAAAGTTTGGGTACACCGTTCCCGGAACATCTCATGAAATTCAAACGACTTTGGCACAGTTAAATTTCATCAAATGGTGTATCAAGAATAATATTATAGACTATATCAGTGACAATCGTTCCTTCCTATTTAATAAGCAATTGACATGAATCCACCTTCAAATGTGAACGTCTGATATCCCGTATAGTACATATGTAGAGAATATGTCTTTGTAGCTATATCAACTAGAGAACCTGGTGATGTATTTAGGGTCACCTCTATATTTGTTTTATCTGACTGTATTTGACTAAAGTCCAAGTTCCCCGATGGTTCCACATTAACCGGATTCATCGAGAAGCTATACGTGTAGATATTTCTATACGGTCTCGCCAATCTATTTTTACTTGGTATCAGATACTTGTAGTAATTATGATTTGTATTTGAAACATTGGGTAATTTATTTCCATTGATGTAGAAACTTGCACTCTCCATAATTGGGTTAAAAAATGTTTGTAATTGATCGAAATTTACATTTGAAGAAAAGTTAAATCTATTTTGACATAAATACTCCTCTTCGGTTGGAGGGACGGGGTTACCCACAGATATATTTTCATTTTCAAAATCTGTGTTCCTCAAAAACCAGTGAATACACTTTACGGGAATATTTGGAACTAGGTTGTTTTTAATGATGTTCGTATTAAGTTCACTCACCGCTGTAGGATGTTTTCTTACCAAATCTGTGACTAGTGTATGTTTTCCATTTTTTAAGTAAATTCTTTCTTCCGCACTTACAGTAATTTCTTCGGTTATCAGCTTAAATAAAGGTAAATTTAATGTATCCCCTGTATCAGTAAAGAAAGTTTGTTCGTGAAACTCTAATTCAAATTCAATTTTTTGGCGAAATGTTGCACATACCGGGAAGTATGGGCGATTTGGTTTATTTGAGGAATATTCATCACTGGCATATTTCCTCGAAAAGAAAAAGTGGAGGGGTATAACTAAATCTGAATTAGAACGAGCGATAGTGGCATTTTGTGTAGATTCGTCATATCCTAAACCTCTATTTACAAGAAATCTATTCGCTACTTTTTCAGACATCTCCAAGTATAGTTCATCATATATAATTCCCCAATCATCATGGATCTTTTCAACTTCGATGTCATCCACAAACATCGTGATACTTTTGAGTAGGTGTCTTCCAAGTTGGTCGGCGTAGTTGCCATCTGTGATACCCGGCATAGTCACACTCAACCACATATTACTCAAGAGGTCTCCCATATTGGTTGGATTAAATTGAACTTTAATAGTCTGTCCGAATGGCCAATTACCAATTTGTCCAGGATTTAAAACATCTTTAACTCTATGGTACTTCCGAAACTCTGAGTGTTGTTTGGGTGATGTATAATTAAAGAAGGAGTCTTCTGGGTCTTTGGAAAGTAGGTACGTATCCTGCTTTCCAATAGCTTTTAGGGAAATCTTAGCGGCTTCACCCATGCTTACTATTGTTTATATATTTTTAATATCCATTTTCCACATTGTGAGGTGACTGGTTTTCATTATACGCTCCAAATCTTCGTTCGCGTCTTTAGCCTCCTTGAGGAGGGAGGCCACAGACTCCTCGGTATACTGCACCGTCTTGATGTTGAGGAGGTAGTCGTAGTTTCCCTCAATTTTTGGGAACGTTTGGGACATCTCAGCCTCCAAGTCCTTCTTCTTTTTCTTGAACACCACAAGGTCCCCTTCTATGACCATGGAGACAAACTTCGACTTGTGGCTACACATCACAGCTTTCTTCTGTAACACATCTACAAGGTGTGCTTTTCGCTTCTTGTAGTGTTCCAAACGGAGTTCCACAAAGTCTTTGAGAATCTCTTCAGCATTCGCATACTTGTGGATGCCCCGAGTCGGGTGGAAGAGGTGCATGTTCGATGTGTGGAATGTCTTCTTCATCTTGAGGTCCTTCATCAGGTCCTTCCCAGTGTAGCCAAAAATCTCAAAATCCACATCCTCCGTGGTGCTGTTG